TCTGTTGTAACAAAATCTCTATAATTCTTTAAACAATAAATATCGATGTAACCAGGAAATGGATATGTCATAACTTTATAAACATCGAAATTAGGACGATTCGAACCTGATTTTCGCATATTAATTCTTATAAAATAAGCTGTATAATCAAGAATCTGATATTTGCCCCATCTAGTTGAATCAATGCGCCAAGCTAAATATTGCTCTGCGGCGAGAGGATAATCAATCGTTAAATTAGCATTTAATACATCGGCTTGTTCCCATGATTGAGTAACAGTGTCGAAATATTCTATGCCTCCATTTACTTTGCCAGCATATAACGGATTATTTATACTAATAATTAAATAACTTCCAGCATCACCTTCTGAAGGGACTGATTGAGTTGACATTAATAAATTATCAAATTTATCATCTGCGCCTATATAAAGATAGAAAGGATCAGTCGAAAACGCATCTTCATTTGTAAATAATGAATAAGACGGATAAAATTTATTAAAATACGTCAAATCTTGATCGTAATTATTAGTGCCGACAGAAGAAGATATCTGTTTAACGATATTTAAAAATCTAAATCCACTGATAGAATACATAAGACCTGTAAAAGCAGCATTTGTTTCTAAAGCATATTCTAATGCTTCTTTAGTTCCTCTACGAAGTGAAACAAGATATTTCTGAAATCTTAATTTCATATCTTGTTCAGATTCAGCATCAGCTCCGCCAGAAGCCGAAGAATTTCTTATCCAATATGAATAATTATTTACATTAACAATCGAAGAATTAAATTTCGTTATTGAATTTTCCGCAACATTTCCTGCTATCCCGGGCTCGGTGCAAATTGCAGCGACTGTATATTGAGTTTTACCGTTAAATTCTCCAAGAATTGACTTTATCATATTCGATGTATTATAATCATCGGCAATTTCAAAGAATACTGATCCATCATCTGTTGATACGTTAGTCCCTCTAGGAATTGAAAAAAAGTCAGAATTTAGAGAAGCTATTTCAGCGTCTATATAAATATTCAATGTAACAATTGCTTTTTTGCCTGGCTGTTTGAAAAAGTTAAATCCATTATAAATGTTTTCTAACGAATCTTTTGTAATTTGAAATAAATCATAATAATAATTTTCTAAGACGTCTGAAAAGGCTTCAACAAGAATATTGAGAACACTGCCAATATTATAATCATTGACTTGAGGCCCTCCATTCTCTTCAATTGCCGATCGTAAAAAAGCTATAAAGTCTGATTTTATTGTATCAGCAGTTTTTATCTGAATAGTCATAATTGATACTCTTTCGTCTTAAATTTATAATATAATTTGATTACAGCGTCGTCTTTATGAGCACATTATCATTATTAATTAAAACAATCGATGCTTGAGCATTAATGGCATCACCTTCGAGCGTTTGAACTTCAATATTGTTTGAAGAATTTACTCTTTTATCGGACATAAGCTGTGAAAATAAATTATAGCGGAGCAAAATTAATTGTTCCAAAGTATTTTTTTTGCCCAGTAATACAGGCAAACCATAATCATTATGAAGTATTAATCCACCCTGAGGACATTCTAAACGATTTTTTATTGCTTGTTTTACGTTATCGATTCCGCAAATGAGTTTGAAATCTAATATTCCGCTATTCGAACCGAGATCAGATCGTGGTAAAATAGAAACATGAATATCATCAAGATATTGAAAACGAGCATCAAGGTCAACTTTATATGTATCTTCTAGCGTAAATGCCTGAGCAAATGGCAAAAATGTATTTTCGAGCGAAGGAAGAAGAATTTCTTGTCCGTCAGTAAGAATTCTGTATGAACTGAAAGCATTAATTGCATAAGAACTTGTTATACCGTGATCAATTTTAAAATTTGTCAAAACAACATAATTCTCATTAAATTCATTTCCTGAAAGAAAAATTTTATCTGCTTCAGTAAAAGGATAAGTCGAAGCAGTGAATGAACCGATATTCTGAATATAAATTTGTTCGATTACTGTCAATAATTTATCAAAAAGGGCTATAGAAGGATCTATTATGCTTTCAAATAACATCGTTTGTCCGTAATAATCAATTAAATCTCCCGCACATGTGTAAGGGCTTAAAATCTCGAACAATGAATCGTTATCAATATCATACGAACGCCCTTTTTCGAGCGAGCATATTACATAACTATCTGCAGAAAAAAACTTGCTCGTCGTTTTGCTCGAATCGTTAATGATTCCAAAAACTGCGTAACATCTATTTGAATACGTTTCTTTAAATAAAACAACAAAGAATTTTGATCCTGTTTTTATTTGATCAATTACTTCTTGTTGCTGCAAATAAAAATTCGTTGTCGAATCAACGACCGATGAATCGAATAAGATAAAATCTGGACCAGGATAAATCCCGAAATTAATATTATAAATATATTGAAGAAATTCTCCATTAGTAGAAAAAATCTTATATCCATAAGAACCAAAATATGCTTCATGATTTAGATTGTCAGATGTAACAATATACGGAAATTCGATATTATTTAAATAAGCAATTTCGGATAAATATGATTTAGACGAATTAGCTTCATTAGGGCAATATCGTTTAATAATCGAATCTATTGTGTCGCCATTTCTAATTAAAATCTTTTTTATACTCTTATATTTTGATTGAGTCATTGATTCAAAAGATGAATAGTTATATTCAATTAAGAAATTGTATAAATATCCCGATTCATCATAATTCGTCGACATGATTAATTGAGAATCAGTTATAGATTCAACAAGATTATTTTCATTACCAAAATCATTAATTGCAAATATCTTTATATCTGAAATTCCGAGAGCTGAAGGGCGATCTTTGAAAAAAATATTAATCTTCAGCACGTCATTCGATAGTTTTTCTTCAACTCGATCGACAGGAAAAGGAAATGAAATTCTATTAATTTGTCGAATATCTTTTTGAAATTGAGCAGCAGTGGCTTTATTCGCTGCGAGAGTTACAGGAGCAGAAACCGATGCGAGACGTGTAAGATTGACATTAAATTGTAAATTTTGTTGCTCTCCTATCATCGCTTTCTTTAAAAGACTCATTTGCATACTTATATTCTTTAATCGAATATACGGTTCGTAAAATGCAGTCTTCAAATTCGCAAATGATTTTATCTGATTTACTGCTAGTCGAACAAGCCCAAGATTTTTTGTGATGCCATTAAGTGCATCAGACATTTTCTCAAGACGTCGTAAATCATTGATTGTCGAATTAGCGGCATTAATAAAAAGATTTCCATATTCAACTGATTCGTTTACATACTTTACGGCGTTATCATAGATATCGGCGATCGTCTGAATACCCGTATACGACATAAATGACTTTTTTATATTTTTAAGTAAATTAGCCTGTCGTTTAATAGAAGCTGTAAGCCCACCAGGATCTGGAATATTGTCGGCGAGCGCTAAGACTGCCGATGGTGTACCAAGGGATTCCTGCGTAATTATAAAATCGAGTTTGTATTTATATAAATTAGGCTGCTCTCTATTTCGCATGAATGAGTCGTTCTGCAAGAGAACATCGTATGTAATACCCTGGTCGGGAATCGTTAGCTGAACTGTATCGATCAAGTCAATATTATCTACAGAAAAATTATCTTTTACAGTAGAATATTTTGGAAGATATTTATTTTCTCCTTTAACGAGCTGAACCAATGCGTAAAGATCAAGCCATAAAAGTTTTCCGGGGGAGGGAGATAGTTCTAACGCAGCATTTAAAGCTAATTCAGAGGCAGATTTTTGAATCCCATATTTCCTTGCATCTAATCTGTATCCCGTATGACCCTCAATAGAAATATTTTTAAGGCCTGCTCCTAAATTTTGGAAAACTTTAGCACCGTACGTAAAAGTTGCGCTAACTCTACTGGCTTGAGTTATCGTAAGCGAAGCAGGATTCAATGGAAATAAATATTTAATCGTCTCAAAAGTCCTACGTAGTTTTACTGAGAGAACGATTAAATTCTTTGATTGAGGGTTGAATATCTTTGTAGTCATATTATTTCCTTACGAGATCTGAGTCACTATTCCGTTAACGACCGTAATCATGGGAGTTGAATCATGCATATGCTGTCCCGTAACAGCAGCTTGTTGCCCATTTATATGTAGCGTATCAGCTTGCAAATCTATGTCTTTAGTCGAGACAAAAAATTTATTATTCGCAGATCCAGAAATCTGATCAGTCGCATCGATATTAAAATTCTTTGTTGTCGTATTAATCGCTTTTGTCGTCTGTACTGTAACGTAACCGTCTGGCGTCATTGTTAAAATAGCTTCATTATTTCTTGTTTTAGAAACGATATTCCCTGAATTATCTAATGTTACTTCTTGACCCGCATGCCATTTAATGAATAAATTAGTTTCTTTTTGCGCATTATAGTCTGCGGATGATCGAATATACATTCCATCTGTTTTCGCAGGATATAATCCTCCTTGTTCAATCGAGTCATCGATTTCATTAGTGTTATTATCGCCAATCTTAATAATGCTACCGCTTGGATGATAAATTTGCATTGTACCGTCGCTACGCACCATCCAAATAACGTCAGACTCATGTCTAAAAATATATAATCCATATTCAGCAATCGATAAGGTTGTTTCCATAGGAAATAAAAATCCTAAAATTGCAGAATTATTATAATCATTTTCGATGAACGCTGCAACACAATAAATATCGCCCGGCGAATTTACAAATTCGACTTCAGAATTTGTATCATCATGAGTAGGGATATACCGACAACCATAAACAATTCCAGCAGGAATAGAACAAGCAATATTACATCCCGTCAGAGAAATATTATTATCAATTGTCACAACATCTGCTGTATTGCTAGAAGGGAGAAATCGAATAACTTTACAAAAATATATCTTTGCTCCAGGTCCTTTAGCGGGATTATTTATTAATAAATTATTCATTTATATCCAATCTGTAGATGCATTAAAAGAAGGAGTCACAGCCGAATCATCAGAAGCAGTACGAGACATAGTTATATTCGTCTTCATGGCTGCAGATGAAAAATCAATATAATGAGAAACTGCTGTTACATATCCCTTAAATCTGGGTGAAGTTGCTCTTATATCATCGTTAATTGATTTGATTATCATTCCTGGAAGAGGAGTTACATCAATTGGTTTAACAATCTGACAATCGTAAAGATGCTCGTTCTCGCGATAAGCAGAAGCAATGACAGAATTTAATTCACTAGCAAATCCTCCCATTATCTTCGTATCTTTTTCTTTAGCTTTTATAATTAATTCTAATATTTTAGACGCATTATTCATGTCTTTTAAATCAAAATTATTTCGTTTGCATGCTGAGATAAAATCGGGATCTTCAAGCGCTTTTTTAATATCTGGTTTTTTATTTTTAGACGGTTTTGGTAAAAATCCCGCACGAGATGTTTGTCTATAACTTTTTGAGGGTTCATATTTCAAAAGCCGCGCTGAAGAATCGTAATTGGGGGTTATATACGCAGAAGTTATTGGAGATACTTCGAATGCTTTTAATGTTATTCTTGGTTTTTTATCATTTGAAGTAGTCTGCTGAATTCCTTCGGAAACAGTTCTAATAGCATCATCGATGATTTGAATCTGTTTCTTGTCTTTACTTATTTTTTTGGCGGCTTTAAGAATAGAAACATCAACATATTTCAAAATATGCCCGATTGCAGAACATTCAACCGATAGATAGTTCCATTTTATCTCAAATTCACGAAATCCAAAATAATTCATATCTCCAGAAACAAAATCTTGACCGAATACATTTCTATAATCCATCAAAAATACTGGGTTAGCAAAAACATCTTTATTAAACTGCTGGTAAATATAATTACCAAATTGATCTGCACCACCCGCTTCTTGCAGGCGCTGTTGCAAATATGCATAAACCAACTCTCTTCCCGACATTTTAAGAACAGCAGTATCGGTCGTCGGAACAGTCCATATAACATTTACGACCGAACTCGCCGATCGCGGCATATTTATCGATTCAATAAATTTTGTGTCGATATCAATCAGTTTAAAAAAATTATCAGTAATTAAATCAGATTCTTTATCATTCGCTAATAAATCGTTGATTGTTATCTTTTTTGATTCGCCTATTGATGCTTGCAACATTGATATTAGATCGCCCTTGTTGATATTATCTCTAATAAATTCAGAAGGCGAAATACCTATCTGCTCTTTAATTGATCTAATTCTATTGTGTCCAAAGTCTCTATAGTCGATAACATTATAAGTGTTTAAATCAAAAGCATAACTTTGTGTCGAGACATACTTTTCGTGAAATAAAGCTTCTTCATTTCGATCACTTTCAGCACTACCGAATGTAATGAGCTTTGGAGGTAACACAGGCCTGTCGAATTTCATCAAAGGCGTAAGTCTAATCATTAATATGACAGAATCTTCTGTTTCGAATGTAGTAAATTCAAAAATGGGCTCGGGATAAATATACTTAAACAGATCAAATGCTACTCCCTGTAATTGCTTATAAATTGTAAGCATTGACTCTTGTCCTTTAAACATCGAATCGCCACTCGGGAGATCTAGTCCAAAAGGCAGATATATCTTGAATTTTTTAAAAATTTCTTTATTGTCAGGGGCGGCAGTCTTTTTTGTTTGTCCTTGCTCGTGCCCTTTCTTCTCGTCATAAACAATTCGGTACATAAATTTAAAAAACAAAAATGCGAAGAAAATGAATCCAATTTGTGTGGGAGAATAAAATGAATTTAAAAGTTTATTATCTTTATCTCCCAAATACTCAGAAAAATTAATCATTCTAAATTCGGGAACTGCTTGATTTAATATTTCAAGAAATGTAAGATTCTTAGTATAGAAAGTCGTTTTTAACAAATTACTATAATCTGATATAGTTATTGACACAGCGCTGCCAGGTGCTTCGCCGAATTGTGCCTGTTTATTTATGGTTTGTATAAATCCTGAAAAATATAACATCTTACCTTTGCCTTTAGAATCCAAATTACTTGGATTATAAGTCTTGAGCTCTATTTCGATTTTAACATAATTGAAGAGCTTTAAAATTGTTTCCATTGGCAGAAGTTCATACGCTTTACCCTTAATGAATGTTATTGTCGCAATATTGTCTAACGACGTATTCTTCTGTATTTGTACAGATTTAACAATCGCTGTATCGTTTATAATAGAAATCGAATTTCGCATTCGAACATCAAATATTTCTATTTTGAATTTAAGTATTTGCTGCATTTATTATAATTCTCCGCCGCCCTCACCAAAATTTTTCCAAATTCTTCCAGTGCCTTCGGGCAGAATATCAGGCGTATACTTTCGCACAATTTTATTTAAAGCAACGGCTTGATCTGTAGCATCCTTAGCATTCTTTACTGCAATGTTCATTTCACCCACGAATTTATTCATTGTGTCTGCAAATTCTGCGGTAAACTTCTTTGCACCTTCTAATGAAACGTTTAATGCTTCCGCTGTCTGTGCTCCAAATAACTTAGCTGTGCCTTCAAAGCCACTTGGAACTCGTTTTCCAGTTCTATAAGCATCGGAGCCCATGCCTTCAGCATATTGTCCTGCTATTCCCTCAATTTGTCCGGGAGTACCTAAGCCAATTCCAGCGCCAATAAGTCGACCTGTTTGGCCCATACCGGCAAATGTTGCTGCTGCGCCTCCAACAAATTTACGCCATTTTTCATCAGCGAAACCGGTTTTCTTAGCTTCGACAAAATCTAGATAAGTTGAACCTGGATTTGCTTTAAGAAATTCTCTATATTGTAGCATAGATGCAGCTTCATCCGTTACTCCTGAAGCTCCCTGAGCGGCACCCGCCATAGCGCCAAGAGCCATCGATGGATTCACTGCACCCATAGAAGTATTAGCGACAAATTTATTAATTGATTCTGCGGTGCCCTGTTTATACATAAAATATTGCATTCTCGTTTGCTGCATTAATGGAAGCATTTCCTGAATGGCCAGACCAGTTCTATTAGCTAAATCTGGAGCTGCACCTTGACCATATCCATACCTCCCTGCAGTTGCTTGAACCGCCATCATTGTGGCGGCATCGCCATAACCTTCACGAACAAGCTTAGAAATATTATCCTTACTTATATTTTTTATTCCGGCAGCGCCACCAACTTGAAATGCATTCGCTATTGCCTGCTGTAAAATTTGCGGATTTTCATTTAATTCTTTGGAGAGGCCGGAGATCAATTCTGGCACTTTAAATCCAGCTCCCCATGCACCAGCTTGCGCCCCAAGTCTTCCAGAACGAACATCGAACATCGCAGCAGTTTCTGTATCCATCTGCTTACGGCCAAAATCTTCTAAAATATTCTGTTCAAAGCCTCTTTTAGCTAAATTCTTCTCGCCATAAGCCATCTGTCCTAAAAGAGTCGCACCACCAGCTCGACCCATCATTTGAATCCCTGCAGCAACACCAAGATTACCTGTCACTGCTGCAATAGCTGAAGCGATGTCGAATGCAATATTTCCACCGCCTGTAGCTCGTTGTAATCCAGCTCTAACCGCTCGGCCTTCACCTCCGCCCATAAGTTCTGCAGGCTTAAAAACAGTCCATTTCATAAACTGATTAATGCCTTCGGCGACTGGAGCCATTATAGAGGCAATCGTTGCCATCCGATGATTGAATTCTTCATTTGATTTCTTAAAATCTCTATTATGCTTGGCTTGTTCTTCGTTCATTTCCTTAAAATTATCGTTAAAGCCTTTAAAAAATTCAGGATCGAACCCTTGTGGTCCTCCTGGCGTCAATGAGCCATAATGCGGAGCGTCGCCCTTATCAATAATGCCTTTGCTCATCGCATTAGTCAGTGCTCTGACTGCATTTGTTAAAGAAATGTCGCTAGCCATCTACTTTTTCCCAATCTTCTTCAGGAGTCATCATTGACTCTAGATCTATATCTTCGCCTCTTTCGAGACGCTTTGCGAGACTTTCAAATTCTTCGGTATTTTTATAAACGATTCTATTGTCATCACCTTCCTCTTCTTCTACAATGCCCTCAGACCATTTACGATATTCAGCCTGCAAAATCAGCTCATATACAATTTCTTCATCAGTGAGATCTAAAAAACGAGAATCATTAGGAGGGAGGTTATACTTGGCTCTATAGATTAAGCGTGTAAGAGTAGCATTAAGCTCTTCTTTAGCTTGCTTTTTGAGCTTTTGAAGTGCAAAATCTTCGACATCATCAGCTACATCAGGATCTTCCCTAGCAGCTGCCTTCAGCTCACGAAGGAGAAGATTCCGCCGGAGCTTCGTTACGAAAAAAGGCAAACTTACGGTAATCTGTCAACATCTTCCGTAATTCTGGCCAATCATCTGCATCTATTTCTTCTAAGTTTAGATCGGCTGGCTTATCTACAATTACCACATTAAGAGTCGCCGTAGCATAAGCCAGCATTTCTGAGATTTCATCAAGAGTAGGGAAACCAGCTTTAAAAGCAGCAAAAGTCTGTCCTATTGCTATTTGTTCTCCAACTTTTGGAGTCTTGAACCGAATTTTGTAATCTTTGCCGCCAATTTTATAATCAAAGTATTGCGAAATTTTCTGAGCCATTTTTATACCTCTTTATTAAGCTGTTGTTTGTTTAAACCCATCTGCATCTCCATTAATAGCCTCGGTCGCAAACAATGTACAATTGTGAGAAACAATCGTATGTTTTCTAACAGATAATGTTCCTCTGCCAAAAATACAGTTATTATACTGGCGGATGGTTTTCTTAGAGACTTTATCAATAATAACTACTGTGAAAGGCTCGGTCGCCAAATACGTATCGATTGTCTCTGGAAAAATACCGATGTTGAAAAGCGAAGATTTCTTAAGAGACATCGAAGATACCGCTAATGATATTCTATACATTGTCGGAATATATTCAACTACTCTTGGGTCCCCTATTCCAGAAGCTGGTTCGGGCGCAAAATCTTCATCGGCAGTGACATCTTGAAGCAGCCCGACAGGCTGGTTTCCGATGACTACCATGACAGTATTGCCACTATATACTTTAGCCATTATAATAACTCCTTAATTAGATCGTTGCCTTGAAAATTGTAGCGTGTATTGTAATAAGAACATAATTAATCGGTAGAACCGGTGAACATTCAAATGATACTCGAACAACATCTCCATCGGCTGTAAGAGTAAGATTTCGATATGCTGGGTACGTCGATGTCCCAACAATAATCTCGTTGTTTTCGAGTTCTCGGAGAACCTGTATTAAAGATCCCTTCATAATCTGAAGGATATTAGGAGAATTTTTTCTACCTATAAATTGCTTCAAATTCTCTCTGCAGTTCTTGGCGATGTAATTAGTCACCAATCGAACAGAGATTTCTTTCTTATTGAAGTTGTCGTCTGAGATCCAAGATGTCACACCCTGTACAACTTTGAGAGCCGCGCCAACGCGTTCTATTGTGCAAACTCCGTTATCAATTAACTGGAGAATCTGTCGATTTTTGAAGTAAGTCGAAAGACCTTGAATTCCAGAAATATCCTTGTTCGTAATAGGTTCGCCAACAGGGAATGAAGCGATCAAACCAGCAATGTAAGCAGCTGTATACGTACCATTAAAATATTTTAGATTGCCTTTGAGATCGAATGTCTTAAGTCTCGGAGCACAAACTGTCATGTAAGGAGAGTTAAAACCTGCTGCCTTACCCTTCAATAAAGTAACGAGCGCGTCAGAATTGCCGTCAGAAATAGATGTGGCATTATCAACGCCATCGAATTGATAGCCTACAAGACCGATTCTTTCTTCGGATTTGATAGTGCTCATCTCTTTGCAGTGGGTGAGAGTATAATTGAAGATAGCATCGGCATCGTCACTAATAACTACACCGATATAATCGTCAACAATTGGGACAATCAAGTCGAGGTCTAAATCTTCATAGATTTCTGCTAAAACACCCAAATAAGATGTAGCATCGATACTTCCTGTACTGCCCTTTTGGCTACTATCGGCCATATTGAAAGTTTTTGTTATTAACTCTGATCCATACGTTCCAAAAAGCAGCGGATTTTTAGTAGAGTAAGATGTAAAAATGTTGCCGGAATCTTCCGCATAAACGTAAGGCTGCGAACCAGAATTAAACCAATCGAAAACAGCTTTAATGTTAGCCTGAATTATGCCAGAACCACTTTTCGCTACCGACCATGAACTTGCGTCTAATTGTGTTCCTGGCACTTCTTTCATAACAGTGAAAGTAAAATAAGAAGATTCAATGGGCGCAGGCTGTGCATTTGACATCGCATCTTTGATTCTTTCAACGAGATCAGTTGTTGTTGCTACACCCACAAGATTAATTGGAGATGCAGAATTATCATTTGTTCCGTCTGAAATTACCAAATCGTAGGCCGTGACATTCGTAGACACTGAAAATGATGTTGAATCTGGAGCGGAACTACTTGCCTCAATTTTGAGAACGTTATAGAAAATAGCTTCGCCTGTAATCGTATTGCCGAAAGCAGAAACAGTTGCATCAAATCCCTTCGATTCGTCTGAATTTCCATTCGTTGTAATTATTATTCCATTTGCTTGAGTACCATACGCTTTCGAAAGAAATTTGAAAGGTGGCGTTCCAGCATCAGTTGTCGCATAAATTGCTTGCTTAGGAAGAGTATCACTACCGCCGAAAACACGAGTAGCGCCATCATATGTTCCGCCCATACGAGTTGCCCAAATGTACTGAGCTCCGCCGTTGAAAGCCATCGCAACACCATCAACAAGGGGCCCTTCCCCAAAAATATCGGTAGCGTCAGCCAAAGAAGTTAGAAGATAGGCCTGATTAGGGACACCGTCTTTGGCGGGGCCCATCATTCCTATAACGTTTGAACCGACGAGACCGATCGGTGTTAGTGCCGTATCATCTACATAGGTTGCCACCTGTGGCTTAATGTAGTATCGTCCGTTAAAATATACACCCATTAAATTTCTCCTATCGCATAGAGTGAAGATAAACCTATGTCATGTTTATAAATTAGCAATTCTATGACGTTTCTTAAACTTCTCCCATGATATTTTGCCAGAATTCTGTGCCGCATGCTTGCATGTAGATCTGACTAATTGGTCCATATACTTCGTTCCAAGACTCGACATAACGGAATCTCACGATCAAATGAATATGAAATACGTCATTAGGGAAAAACTCAGCATCCGGTGAAAATCTATCCGTGTTTATATCTAAATCAGGCATATCATCGTTATTGACCGAATAATTTTCGAGAATAAATCTCACAAATGTGCCAAGAAGTCTAACAAGTAATATTTGCTTTGCTAAAATGCTTATAGAATAAACACCTTGCATAATATTACCATATTCGTCAGTCGCTAATTCTGTATCGCCATCTGTTATAGTTGCATCGCCCAAGACGTCGCCAATCGGTTTATTTTCTTCTATTACTGTTTCTTGATCCATAACACAAACAATTGTTGGTAGAATCGTTGAAATTGTTGAGTATGTAGTATGATATTGAATTTTTTCATTTATAATAATGTCTTTGAATGCCGATCGTTCCTCAGCGCTCAAGTCTAAAGTATCAAAGAGGTACTTAAAAGTCTGATCGAACGCGCTGCCCGTTGACTTCAACGCAGAGAACGCCGATCTTATAATACGAAGTATTTTATACTCGTTAAATGGATAGCTAATCTTGAGCCTTCTTTCTATCCCAATATTCTTTCCACCACTTAGACGCCCCGGGATTTTTTCTACCGTACATCGGATTACCTTTTCCCGACATTTTAATGCTATGCTCCGGGCGTTTCTTCCCAGTATGAGCTTCAGACATTTTTCTACAAGTTTCGTCTGAATGTTGAAATCCCTTAAGCGTCTCAGAGATCTTCTTTTTTGTCTCTTCGGCTTTAGGACCTACATTTTTACCTATCATAGAAAGTTTCATCTTTTGCACAGCTTCAGCACCCAGATAACCACCTCCAGCAGTAGGTGAAACGTTATAATCACAGATCGTATTATCTAAATACCATTGCTCTCTATTAAACAAATCATCGCGTTCTAAACATTCTTCGATAATATTATTAATAAAGTTGTTTTCTCCATGTTTATTATAAGCACGTTGAAGCTTTATATTATGATGTTTCCCTTTTCTTAGAGTCACTAAATGATTCTTAAAACGTTTTTCAACATCAATAGACGAACCAATATATCTCTTGCCATTAGTCTTATTGATAATCGCATAAATGCCTTGCATTATTCAGCTCCGTTATCCTGATCCTCATCGTCATTTTTTACAAGATTCTGCACTTCTCCACCGGGACCCAAAGGCATCGCTCTAGAGCCCTTAGTCATAAATGCAGAATCAGTTTGCCACATGTTTACCACACCTCGCAAAGATTTTTTAGCCAATTTCAAATTATGCTGCCAAATTTCTTCGGTCATTCCTTCACCAAATTTTTCTTTTGCTTCAGGATTATTCACGTTTTTGCTATGAAATTTGACTGCAACCCGTTTTGCTTTGTCGCTATCGGGATTTTTTATATATTCTCGACCAACAGCTCCGCCAACCTTCTCTGGAGCAAAGCCTTTATGAAGATCGCACGTTCGTTCGTCAAGAGACTTATGCCTATACCGAATCTTAGGATCTTGAGAATCCTGAGGGTTGTTATATTTCTTAGAACCTGGGATGTATTTTCCTTTATCGGCAGGGCCTCGTTTAATACCGAAATCTTCTTTATTGTCTCGACGAACTCC